CCAATTCTTGCGTGGATAAACTGTTTGTGTCTGTCCATCCATCTTAATACCTTCTTTAGGTGCATAGTCGTGTTGTACACACATCACTGCTTTTGTATCGTCTGCTTGTGCAAACAACTCTGCAATGTCTGTCATAAGCAACATGTCACAATCCATAAACACTGCCCATCCGTTAAAGTTAGCAAGCTCCGGAACTAAGAAGCGAGTAAATGTAAATTCAGTACTAGCAAGTTTGTCTGCAGATCTCGAATACCAACCTTGACGTTTAAGATCATTTTGTTTTAAAGGAATAACCTGTGCAGTCGGAGTATGCCTAAGTATACTATGTTTGCATACTTGATATGCCATGTCTTCTCTTGTGTCGTAACCTACAAATACTTTCATTTAATCTCTTCTTTCTATATCTTCTTCGACACACTCGCCCCATTGTACTTCGAGGATGTGTGCGGGTTCTGTTCCAGGATTGCTTGCTTTATGCCAAACTTCTGTACCGATTTTATAATTTGTCGAGTCTGGTGTTAGTCTTACAGAATGCTTATTTGATTTCCATTCTGTTTGCATATCAACAATACCTTCAAGTATATTCCAATCTTCTGAACGCTTAAAGTGTCGTTGATCACTTAGACTCTTGCCAGGATAGATCACAAGTTCTTTTACTTTGTAACCTTTTTCGGGCTTGTGGTCTAGTACACGCCAGTACCCCCAATCGCGTTCTGTCTTTTGTGTTTTCCACTCGTCAAGTATCCAACTACTTGAGTTAGCTTTGTTCGCGCCGCCTATGCCAAAAGCAAACTCTACGCTAGGATAGTTGCCGTATGTAGCGTATTCAGGTGTGGTTGTATTTGTTCTGTCGCCACCATTCGCAAATACTACATTGTCTACTGTTGTTGCTAGGATATGCCCAATAGCGTTGCGAGCTGTATCGTCGTCGTCGTTAAACCTAATAACATCATTAACGCATGCTAGTTCTTTAATAATAGCAGCACGTTCTTCAAATGGCATAAACGGTCTGCCTTTCTTACGTGTTAGCCAATCGTCTGAATTTAGCCCAACAACTAACTGGTCGCCTAACTTCTTTGCTTCTTTAAAATAAGCAATGTGCCCTGAGTGTAAGGGATCAAAGCCGCCAGTTACTAATACTACTCTATTCATGTAGATATTTATGTGCGTAGTTTATCTATAAATATATTTATGAGTTACCTTATACATGCAGAGCAGCCACACATTTTTATTCATATTCCAAAGACTGCTGGATCTAGTATTTTACAAGTTATTAAGCAAAACTATAATTATGATATAATATCAAACAATGAAACAAAATATACAAACTATCACAGTTCGTTAAATCATGCTTCTGATTTTGTGTGTCCGTATAAATGTAATTTCTATGTATTCACAGTAGTAAGAAATCCGTGGAGCAGAGTAAGCAGCTGGTTTCATTTTCGTAAAGAGATTGTAAGAAAAGGGTTGAAGGCTATTAATGCAGGAAAACATACTAAAAAAGTTGTAGAAGATTATGAACTAATACTTGAAGAATACAATATTATGAATGACGATTTTAATAAATGGATTGAATTATATTATAATTCTAAATGGGATCACACATGGTTTAGTTTGAATGATACACAGTCAGCATGGTTACAGTCTACTAAATTTACAGTTGACAATGTTATAAAATTTGAAGATATTAATACAGGTATTAAAGATGTGCCTATGTTTCAAAACAAAACATTACCAGTATATAATGTAAGTCCAGTAAAGTATGATTATACAAATATGTATAATTCAGCTTCTCAAAATCTTATTAGTAAAATCTATCAAGAAGATATTGACACCTTTAAATATACTTTTAAGTAAGCCAACGGCTTTGTGCTAATTGAAAAACGCTTCCCCACTTAGAATGACCTTTGCCTGTAAGTACTTTTGAACTATGTGATTTTTTAGTATGGTCACAATACATTCTAGGAATAGACGTGACTACATATTTACTTGCACATTCAATAAAAGTATTTTGATCTAAGAATCCATATACTGCTTTATTATTAAAACTTTGCTGTAAACTGTTACCCCACTCTGATAATAGCTGATTATTATTTCTAAACGCTACTAGACTAACTACAAGTCGATTACCTTTGACCTCAAGACATCCAGCATCATTTTCTCCTAGCATTTCGTCTATATCGATAGGGCGCTGACATACAGTATCCATATCATATGCTGCGACAGGATTCTTTCCGTCCCATAGTTCTGCTAATCTAATAAATCTAAAACTTGCATAAATTGCAAAAGTAATAAGATGTTGCATTTTATCTTCGAGCGTTACAAAACCATAATTATTTTCAGAAAACTTCATTCCTGTTTTTAGGTGTGCTTTTAATTGCAGATCTGTATTATTAGTGTATACATCGATGTGTGCATTAACTAAGTCGTCGATATAAGATTGTTCTATATTTTCTATAGTATATTTACAGTCTAAAGAATCTAACTCAGTAATATCATCATTGTCAGGATTAAAAATTTGTACGAAGACATCTGTATCGGGATTAAAATGCTTAAAACTTTTAACAAAAGACTTACCGTATTGTTTCCAATACTTTGAGTCGCCGCCGGTAAATATAGTTGTATTAGTTATCATATGTTTCCTCGATATTGAAAAACGTAATCTTCGTTAATATGATCAACTTGTGCATAATTTAACTGTTGCATTAAATTAAATACAGAATCTCTAGAATAATTAAAGTTGTTTAGTGCAGAATTAATTTCTAAACATATAGTAGGTTTATATTTGGCAATAGTATTAGCTGCTCCATTAATTGCATTAATTTCAAATCCTTCAATGTCTAAATGTATCAAGTCGCAAGCATCTAAATTTAAATCATCGATTAATAGTGTAGGAATATTTCCTTTTCCTGATATATGATATGTTCCAATGTTAATGCCTTTTTTTACATGTGATGCAGGCAACGCTATACTAACTAACTGATGTGAATCGCCTAAACAACTTTGAAATTTAATAACATTAGTATTTTGAACATTTTTATTCAAGCAATAAAAATTTAAGGGATCTGGTTCAAATGTATATACTGTATCAAATAGCTCTGCATATATCTTTGTATAGTAACCTACGTTGCCGCCGGCTTGAATACAAACTTGTTTTCCTTTAGCATAACTTGCTATTTGAGCAGGCTGCTCTGCCCAATTACTTTTTTGTTTAGCGGCATTTGTTGCACCAATTTTTGGAAAATAAAAATTATTAACTAATGTAACTTCTTCATCCATTGAATTTAAATATTGCGTCATCGTCAACTATTCCTATTTCAGTATACCCTAAGCTAGTCATAAGAGCTTTAACATCGTTATCTGTATGATTATATTTTTCTGCTAGTCCATTTAGTTCTAGTGCAACTACAGGTTTACAACGTTTTATAGTTTCGATTGCACCCAGTAATGCAAACTTTTCAAACCCTTCAATATCTAAATGTATTAAATCTATAACTGGAAGGTTTAAATTATCAAGTATTAGTGTAGGAATATTTCCATCTCCCTTGACACGATACCCACCGGTGTTTGGCTTCTTATGATGAACTTCGTCGTATGATAAATTTACAAAATTTGGAACATTGCCTAAACAACTTTGAAATTTAATTGTTTTGGTAGATGTATTTTTTGTTAAACAGTAAAAGTTAATTGGATCAGGTTCAAATGTATAAACTGTATCAAAAATATCTTCGTACATTCTTACATACATTCCAGCATTACCGCCTGCTTGCACTACTACTCTTTTTTGTTCACTATATGCAGATACATTTTTGGGAACATCTTGTCTGCGTGACAGATATCTCCAACATGCTACATCGTGCTTTGGCCACCACCAACCTTCTCTAGTTTCTATTAAATGTTCCATTATGATGATAAGTGTCCAGTATTAGTATGCGATCCGCCAAATCTATTAGATATTCCTTTTGGATTTAACATAACAATGCTCGGAGTAGTGTAGTTTATATTGCAATAAAGTAAATTTGGTTGCACATCTGCTGGCAGAATGCCGTATTTTTTAGTTGCTTCGATTAATTTTTTAGCGGCAGTTGGTTTGATAATATATCCAAACGCACCTTTAATATGATTAGCGTTAATGTATTTAAAATGATGTTTTAAACTTTTAGTTTGTTCTTGAAGTGGCTTGACTTCTATTATATTATTTTTTTCCAATTCAATTTGTGCAGTGTATTCGTTACCTTTAGATGATAGACCTAGGTGTGTATGTCTAGTGTAATCTAAATTTAGATAATCAGTAAATTGATTTAATATATTTTCAGGCAGTGGTTTAATAAAAACTGCGTCGTATTCTAATACACCGATCGGGATATTAAGCTTAACACATTTTTTCCATAAGTTATAGTGTGAAAGAAAACATCCTAGCACTCCTTTGCCCCTGCGATTTATTTTGTGAGCACCACCGGGATTTACTATTAATCCTTCGTTAGTGATTATATTATCGATATTTGAATATACACCTGCATACGGAATTACATTTATACCAAATTGTTTTCCAGATGCAACTGCATCATTTAATGGTGTTTGTGAAGGCTCATCATCTTCTTTATGTATACAATAAAAATTTATCATATACTTGCATCTTCCATACCTGCTACTCTAAGCTTCACAACGTTTGTAATCTGCCATTGCTTTTGATCAAGACCTTTTAAGAGTCCTAACCACTTGTTGCGCATTAGTGCAAACTCGTTGATAATCTTTTCGTAGTCAACAACGTCTGCCTCGCCGTCAACGTATTTTTCAACGTCACGGCTTGACAGAGCTCGTTGGTAATTTTCAAGATATTTCTTAAAGTACGAGCTACGCAACCTACGTAGCTCGATATTTAAATAGTTGAGGATTGCTTCAATCTCTTGAAGCTGATTAAAACGCTGTTCGACGATACCGGGCATTTCTGCCGCAGCTCGTTCAACATTGCCTTTGAGCTTTACATCTAAACGACCTTGTATCAGCTCATCTTCAAAGAACTGTACAGCACTTGGTATCTTAGATATATCTCGTGATACTTCGCTATACCAGCCCATTACTCATCCCATTCTTCTTCGTCATCATCAACTGCATCTAAATCTAGATAATAACTAATTGCTTCGTCTAGACTAGAATCTGTGCCGATAACTTCTTTAAAAGTCTCATCACTGACACCATAGTCTGCTAATAGATCAACATACTTTTCTGCAACAAGATGTATTTGTTTCTTGTCTGTATACTCTTTAAACATTGTCCAGATGTCACTGATGTGTTCTTCATTCATTTGCAGTCGCTTCCTCAATTTGATCAATAGTTGCTTCTTCTTCGTCAACTTCGTCGGTATTTACCACAGGAGCAATTTTTTCTGCGTATTCCGACATAATCAAATTAAGTTTGCCTTCTTGCATCCATGCTTTGCGATATTCAAGAACTTCCTCGCCTGCTAGATTAATATACTTGAGTCGATTGCCTT